ACAGCAAACACATCACTTGGACCAGTAGCAGCACGTTATGCTGGTGCATTTGGTAACAGTCTTCGTGTTTCTATTTGCCCATCACCTGCGGCATTTTCTTCTAACTTGACCGTTACAGACTCTATGAGAGCTAACGCTCTTAACACTTTGGTTGATAACCAATTTGTTATTAATGTTAATGGTACTGCTAACGCAGCTGCAAACGTTCAAGCTGGTGACCAAATTTCAGTTGATGCTGGAGTATCTTATATTCGTGTTGCTTCTGTTAATGCAACTGCGATTGTTGTTGCATCTGCTTTGACTGCTAACGTTGCCGTTAATACTGCTATTCTTCGTAGATGGCAATATGCTGACCAGTTTGGTGTTGCACCAGGTACTTCTGACTACGCTACAGCAGCCGGTGGTTCTAATGACGAATTGCACGTTATTGTTGTTGATGAAGATGGTAAGTTCTCTAATGGTATTGCTAATACAGTCCTTGAGAAGTTTGGTTTTGTTTCTAAAGCATCTGATGCTAAGACAAACGATGGTTCTTCCAACTACTATGTTAACGCATTGAATGACCGTTCACGTTATGTATGGTGGACTTCACATATTTCTGGTAACTCAAGTTGGGGTAGCGCTGCTGCAGGCACAACATTTGATGCCGCAAACGGTACAAGAAACCCAGTTTATGCTTCTCTTGCAGGTGGTGCTGATGGTACTATTACTGCTGCTAGTACAATTACTGCATACGGACTGTTTGTTAATCCAGATTCCGTTGATATTTCATTAGTTGTTTCTGGTAGTGCTGATGCTACTGTTGAGGCATACTTGATTTCAAGTCTTGCTGAAGTGCGTAAAGACTGCTTGGTGTTCTTGTCACCATCTAAAGCTTCTGTTGTAGATAACGCTGGTTCAGAATTGACTTCAGTAATTGCTTACCGTGATGCATTGACTTCAACTTCATATGCAGTTATGGACTCTGGTTACAAATACCAATTCGACAAGTACAATGACGTATACCGCTGGGTTCCATTGAATGGTGACATTGCAGGTATCTGTGCTCGTACAGACCTAGAGCGTGACCCATGGTTCTCTCCAGGTGGTGTTAACCGTGGTATCGTTAAGAACGTTATCAAATTGGCATGGAATCCAACTAAGGCTGAACGTGATAGCTTGTATGTTAAAGGCGTTAACCCAGTTGTTACATTCCCAGGTGAAGGTACTATCTTGTTTGGTGACAAGACAATGTTGGCTCGTCCATCAGTATTTGACCGAATCAATGTTCGCCGTTTGTTCGTTGTGCTTGAAAAGTCTATTGCTCGTGCAGCTCGTTCTTCAATGTTCGAATTCAACGACCAATTCACAAGAGCTCAGTTTGTAAACTTGGTTGAACCATACCTCCGTGATATTCAGGGTCGCCGTGGTATTACTGACTTCCGTGTTGTTTGTGATGAAACAAATAACACAGCAAACGTAATTGATTCAAACCAATTCGTTGGCGATATCTATATTAAACCTGCCCGTTCAATTAACTTTATTCAACTTAACTTTGTTGCAGTTCGCACAGGCGTTACATTTGAAGAAGTTGTTGGCCGCTTCTAATAAATAGAGAAACAGGAGAATATTAAATGGCTTTTAATGTAAACGAATTCCGCTCACAGTTAACTGGAGACGGTGCCCGTCCAAATTTATTTGAAGTTTCGTTGCCGTTCCCTGCGTTCTCTGTTCCAGGAAACGCACAAGCAAAAACAACTTTCATGTGTAAATCAGCACAATTGCCTGGCTCAACGCTAGGTGTTGTGCCTATGAATTACTTTGGTAGAGAGTTGAAGTTTGTAGGTAACAGAACTTTCGCAGATTGGACAATCACAATTATCAATGATGAAGATTTCGTCATTCGTAATGCTTTCGAACGCTGGATGGCTGGTATCAATTCACATGGTACTAATGTCCGTAACCCAGCTGCTTTGACACCAGGCGGTTATACTGTAGATGGTACAGTTACACAGTATGGTAAAAAAGGCGACTCTCTGAAGAAGTACAAGTTTATTGGCTTGTTCCCTTCAGACATTACTCCAATCGATGTTGATTGGGGTTCTAATGATACGATTGAGGAGTTTTCCGTGTCTCTCACCTATCAATGGTGGGAATCAGTATCAGACAATGTGATTTAAGGAGAAGGACTTCGGTCCTTTTCCATTTTTTAGAATGGATATAATATGGCAATAAAATTATTCGGGTTTACACTCGGAGAAAAGGACATTGTTCAGGAACAAAAACCTGAACAAGCTTCCTTTACGCTTCCAACAAGTGCAATGGATGATGGTGCAGTTACCATTACCCAGAATGCTTACTATGGAACATACGTAGATTTAGAAGGTGCAGTTCGTAATGAACTGGAACTAATTACCCGCTATCGTGAGATGGCAAACCACCCTGAGTTAGAAATGGCCATTGATGATATCGTCAATGAAGCTATCACTCATGATGTTACTGGTCGTACTGTTGACATTGTTTTAGATAAACTAAAGCAACCAGAATCAATTAAGAAAAAGATTATTGAAGAATTCAATACTGTTCTTAAACTTTTAAACTTCAATAACCTTTCTGATGACTTGTTCAAACGTTGGTATATTGATGGTAGAATTTATTACCATGTTGTGGTCGATGAGAGTCAACCTAAACAAGGTATCCAAGAGTTAAGATATATTGATCCACGTAAGATTCGTAAAGTACGTGAGATTAAAAAAGATAGAGACCCTAAAACAGGTACTCAAATTATTAAGTCTATTGCCGAATACTATGTCTATAATGACAAGGGTACTACGACACAACAATATAGCGCACAAGTATCTCAAGGTATTCGTATTGCGCCTGAGTCCATTCTAAATGTGACTTCTGGTTTGATGGATGCTAAGAATACATTTGTGATTTCTTATTTACATAAGGCTATTAAGCCTCTGAATCAGTTGCGTATGATTGAAGATGCGGTTGTTATTTACCGTATTTCAAGAGCACCTGAACGCCGCATTTTCTACATTGACGTTGGTAACTTACCAAAAGGTAAGGCTGAACAATACTTGCGTGATGTTATGGTTAAGTATCGTAACAAGATGGTGTATGATGCTCAGACTGGTGAGTTGCGTGATGACCGTAAACACATGTCTATGCTTGAAGACTTCTGGTTGCCTCGCCGTGAAGGTGGTAAAGGTACAGAGATTACTACACTACCTGCTGGCCAAAACCTTGGTGAGTTGGAAGATGTTAAGTATTTCAGACAGAAACTTCTTCAGTCATTGAATGTGCCTATCAGCCGTTTAGAACCACAACAAGGTGGTATGATTGGTGTTGGTCGTACAACAGAAGTTACCCGTGATGAAGTTAAGTTCACTAAGTTTATTATTAGATTGCGTAATAAATTCTCTCAAATCTTTGACCATGCTTTGCGAACACAGTTGGTACTGAAAGGTATCTGTACTGCTGACGAATGGGATGAATTCAGAGAAGTAATCTATTATGATTACAAGAAAGATAATAACTTTACCGAAATGCGTGATGCAGAGTTGTTGCAAACTAGAGTACAACTGTTGCAAGTGGTTGACCCATATATTGGTCGTTACTACTCCGCTGATTGGGTTAGAAGAAACATTCTACAAATGTCTGATGAAACCATTGATGAAATGGACAAACAGATTGCTGTAGAAGAAAAAGATGGCACTGGCGGACCGACAATGCCTATTCCTGGCCAAGAACAACAGGCCACTAATGAAGATTATCCTCCAGAGGATAATACAATTGATGATAAATCCGCAGAATCTAAAACACCAACTTTAGATGCTGAAGTGGATAAATTTTCATCGAGACTAAATAGAAAATAATGGAGATTAAAATGGAAGTTCAAGATTTTATTAATAGTGTTGCCACAGGCAATGCATCTGAAGCAAAAGACACTTTGAATGATTTGCTATCAGCACGAGCCTTTGATGCTTTGGCAGCAAAGAAAATTGAAATTGCTCAATCTTTGTTCAATGATAAGCAAGCAGAGACACCAGAAACTACAGAAGCAGAATGAAATCGTTAAACGAATTTAAGTCTATTGTTGAAGAAGAAAAGTCGGACTATTCCAAGTTCGATGTTTTAGTTCGTGCTGGTCTGGCCAATAAGGCACAGATGCAACGAATTCATGCCGTGTTGGATAAAATGAAAGAAGAAAGACCTACTTTCAATAATGCAGACCGCATGATTGTCCAAAACCTTTTCAATAAAATGGTAGACTTAATTTCGAATAACAAACAGATTAACCAACAAGCTCGCCGTTCAATTAAAGAAGTTACTGACGTAATTGACACGGCAGACTTTAAGGTTAGTCCAAGTGGTCGTAAATTAAAAGCACACAAGGTTGAATTTGATACTGAAGTTAAAGAGTCTATTCAACTTGAAGGTGTAGATACACCACGTGACCCTCCTGCTGTTCTTGTACTAAAGCGCAAATCTATTCGTATGTATCCAGACAATACTAGAATTGCCCTTTATTATAACAATACATTGGACAAATACTTTTCGATCCCTTATGGACCAAAAATTGATGCACCAATCCAATCTGAAGAAACTCAGATTCAAGAATCAGTTATGGATGCTTTGCATAGAATTGTAAAGACCAAACAACACGAACCAGTTCAATTTGCCGATGGTACAAAGATGAAAGTTGACCACTATACTGCGTCAGCAATTACTCAAGTACATAAAGCTTTGAACGATGATAATAAAAAGAAGTATGAGTCGATGGTAAATAAGTCTAAAGAACATTTAGGCCGTGCTTCTGATTTTGCATTTAGGCATATGAAATGACCTTTGTGGAATCTATTATACATAGAAAGTTGGATGAAGCAAGAGAAACAATTCATGCTCGTCTTAATGAAATCGTGTCTCAACGTCTTGAAGAAGCAAAGCGTTATATTGCAGCCGACATGTTTGAAGAAGTTATTTTAGATGAAGCAAGTTCAAACATTATTAAAATGGGTAGAATTCAAAAGATTCGCCGTAGAATTAGAAGAAATGCTAAAGGTCGTATTGTCGTTCAAAAGAATGTTAAACGTTCAGGCATTAAAGGTTACAGAATTTCGGGCAATACACTTAAACGTATATCTGCTACATCACGCCTTCATAAAGCGAGAATGTTAAAGCGTTCTTGGAAAACAACACGTAAAGCTAAATTGCGCCGTTCATTGTTAAAAAGAAAAATGTCAATGCGTAGGCGCTCATCCATGGGAATAAAATAAAATGGCACTAGAAGTTACAAACTCACTAAGAGGTCCATCTGTTATCAGATGCGTTGAACCTGGAACATACACTATCAATCTTACAGATTTGAGAAAAAATACAGTTATAGAAACAGTAACATCTGCCGATATTAAGCGTGTTACATGGTCAACGAATGGCAGTATTACTATTGTTCGTAATATTACTCCAGTCTTGTCACTACAAGGTTCTGGTGAAATGAGATTTGATGAATTT